GTGGTGACACCAACGGAGGTGCGTGCTTCACGTTCCCGACCGGTGCACAGGCGCGTACGTCGTACGTGTGGAACCGTTCCTCGCACCAGTGGAAGGTCTACACGTCGACCAACTGCTCGGGCACATCCGGGCCGATCTACGCGAACACGTCCGGCGCTATGACCGGCAGCTGGGACAACAGCATCCGAAGCATGAAGTACTAGAAATGGGCCCGGCACGGAGCATCAGAGTAGCCCTGCCGGGCACCCCTTTACAATACAGAGCACCACAGGGCCTTAGAGTCAGGGGAGAGTCGTGCGACTGAAGATCCGACACAACATGGAGATAGCGCACCGCTTATCTCTCGACACAGGTAAGTGTCAACAGATTCACGGACACGGTATGCAGATCGAACTGGTTCTGCTTGTCGAAGAAGGTCATGATGGTATGGCTGTGAACTCAGCACACCAGCCTATGGAATTCGGAGCGGTCAAGAGGTTGTTCCGAGCCTATATCGACGGCAACTACGATCACCACTTGCTTCTGAACAAGGACGATCCTTGGGCTCAGCCGATCTACCAGGCCGCTGAGATCAGTACGTACATGAGTGAGTTCGAGATGGTTAGCGGTGAAGGGCCGCAGTCCGTTCTCAAGGCTAAGCTTACCAACGACCAGAAGTTCCTTCCAGGGCTCGTTCTAGTAGATGGTGATCCCACTGTGGAGAACCTTGCGAAGTGGATCGCCGCATGGGCTTCAGAGGCCTACCGTTGTGATGTGATCTGCCGCATCGATGAGACCAAGACGAACGGCGCTGAAGTTATGTTCCACTGGAACAGCTTCGGTGCTAAGATGGTGAATGGAGCAACATGAGTATACTGAGGGTGATCGAGGTCTATGTCAGCTATCAGGGAGAAGGACCCAACACCGGAAAGCCAACCGTCTTTGTTCGATTCGCCGGGTGCAACTTCAAGTGCCCTCTCTGGCCGTGCGATACTCAGCACGCCATTGACCCCAAGCTATTCAAGGACACGCAGCAGTTTGTCCAGCCGAGCGAGCTGGCTGATGTGGTTAGTTCCTTCCGAGTCAACAACATCTGTCTGACTGGTGGCGAAGTCTTCCTGCAGAACGCTGATGCACTTAAGGAGTTCGTCAGCTACCTTCACAACGCAGGACACAACATCGAATGCTTCACCAATGGTGCACTCGAGTGGCGCGATGACATCGCTGAGATGATCAACACGTTCATCCTGGACTGGAAGCTCGACGGTTCTGGTGAGTCGACATCCTACGATGACAACGAAGCCTTCCAGAACAATAGGTCTTGGTTGTCCTCTGATGATGCGATCAAGTTCACGATCGCCGATCGCAACGACTACGAGCAGGCCAAGTACCGTGCAGTCAAGACCATCTGGCCGCTACAGGCCGAGCAGCGTCCGAAGGTGTACGCAGGCGTTGTCTGGGGTAAGCTCGAGACAGAGCAGCTGTGCGAGTGGATGATCGAAGACAAGGTCGACTGGTACCTCAACGTTCAAGTTCACAAGTTCGTCTGGCACCCGGATAAGATCGGAGTGTAATGAGTAACGGTCGTAAGCCTCCACCGCCTCCACCGCACAGTAGTAGTGGTCAGGGCCCGTGCGCTGTTTGGGCACTAGGAATATTGGCTAGCGGTCTTACCGTTATCGTCGGCATCGGTATGGCCATCAAAGAGATCCTGGGAGTGTAACTTGAATGCTGCTGATCTAGTCGTAGCTACAGATCTTCTTGTTGAGTTTGCAGGTCTGGAAAAGAACGAACATGGCCGCGAGACGCCTCAGCGCTTCGTTGCCATGCTGGACGAGCTGACGAAGTGCAAGGACTGTGACGGCACCTGCATGAAGTGGAAGGCGTTCGAAGAGAGCACCGACCAGATGATCATCGTGAAGAAGATCCCCTTTAGCAGCGTCTGCAATCACCATGTCGTTCCGTTCGTTGGCTTCGCCTGGATCGGTTACGTTCCCGATGGACGTGTTGCAGGTCTGAGTAAGTTCGCTCGTGTCGTTCATCACTTCGCGCACAGGCTTCAGGTACAGGAGCGTCTGACCGATGAGGTTGCTAACTACATCGAATACAACCTGACGCCGAAGGGAGTTATGGTCGTTCTGGAGGCTGAGCACCTGTGCATGACAATCCGTGGTGTACAAACCCCAGGGACCACTACCCGTACTGTCGTTACCAGGGGTGTATTTTCGGATCATTCACGGACAGCGAAGATGGAATTCCTGGAAGGAATCAAGTAATGGACATCACACTCGAACAGCTCATCGAGCAGTGCACGAGAGACAGTAACCGTTGGTTCCCCGGCAAGGCTCAGAAGATCGAGAACCAGGTCCTTTGTCTCGCTGGCGAGGTTGGTGAAGTAGCCAATCTGGTAAAGAAGGTCGTTCGCGGTTCGATCTCCGTTGACGAGGCTCTCGAGAAGGGTCTGGCAGAGGAGATCGTAGACTGTCAGGTCTACCTCGCCAACCTGATGGGCAACCCGATCTTCAGTCACGTCGACTGGGTCATCAAGATTCAGAACGTACGTGAGAACAACGAAGCGCGGTTCGGCAATTCCACACAGTTCAACGAGGAGTTCATCGGTGAGTGACCAGGCGAACGAAGCGACGCACGACTTGACTGATCTGACGCACGAGGCAACTCGTGTCTTCTTCGACATGATGCAGACTCGACACATCATGGGCGAAGAGAAGTACGGCCCGATCAAGTTCATGCAGGCTAACACTCTCGAGGAGGCTATGGAGGAGGTTGTCGATCTCGCCAACTACGCCATGTACACCTTCATGAAGCTCTGGGTGCTGAATGTTAACCTGCAGAAGATCGTTCCCAAAGAGGGACAGGAGCCGCTGGGCTCTGCAGCCTTCATGAAGAGTGGTGAGTAGTGAAGGTAGCGTTCATTCCGCCCCAAGGTCTTTACCATCACATGCGCAACGGCAACATGGTCATGGCGCTGGCCCAGTTTGCCGATGAAGATGCTTACGCTTCCGTGGTGCGAGCTATGCATGCTCGTGACAAGTTCGTCATCATGGACAACGGCGCAAACGAACAGGCAGTGTTCAGCAACCAAGAGCTAGCGAACCGTGCAGCACGTCTTCGCGCAGACGAGATCGTACTGCCTGACGTTCTTGGTGACATGAAGCAGACGCTCGAACTGGTACGTGACTACCTGCAAGATGTCATCAGAGCAGACGTCGTCTATCCCAAAGCTCAGCCGAAGCACATGGCTGTCACTCAGGGTGAGAATATAGACGAGGTCAAGAGTATCATCGATGCCTACGCAGACACAGAGATGATCAGTACGCTTGGTCTGCCTCGACTGCTTCTGAAGAAGTTGAATCAACGATCCGTTCGACTTGACCTGGCGAACTGGGTTGACTACGAGTATCCAGGTCGATTCGAGATCCACCTGTTGGGTGCTTCGTCCGAGTGGGTAAAGGAACCCTTCTACGTAAGGAAGTACGCTCCGCACGTTCGTTCCATCGATACCTCGTTGCCTTACAACTACGGCCTCGTAGGCGTTCGGTTGGAAGACAGTGATGGAACTACTACGCTACGCATTGATCGACCAGAGAACTACTTCTCCAAGATTCACGAAGCAACGGCTCGTACGACCATTTCGTCAAATGAAGAGGTCTATAAGTCATGGTGCAGCGTCACCCGCTAGCTGATTGCGAACACTGTCCTCTGAACGATTCAGAGAATGCGTTCGTACCCAGTAGCATACCAGAGTCTCCTAAGATCATGGTCGTGGGAGAAGCTCCGGGGTACCAAGAAGCTCAGAGGGGCCGGCCCTTCGTCGGCCCCTCTGGGGTGCTCATCAAAAAGGTACTCAAGGGCCACCACTACAAACCGAGCGAGGTGGGATTCACTAATGCTTGTCTTTGCCGCCCACCGGGTAATGCGACTCCTCCTAAAGCGGCGGTTGCTTGTTGTCGAAACCGTCTCATGGGAGAGCTCCGAGACTCCGGAGCGGAAAGTGTCCTTGCGCTTGGCGGGACGGCAGCTGCTGCAACACTGGACGATAATCGTGGAATTACCAGCCTCCGAATTGGTCCTCCTAAGCGGCCCACTATCTCTCTCGCCGATTCAAAAGTACTTCGAGTCGTACCCACCTGGCATCCTGCGTACTGTCTCCGCAGCGCAGATAACTTTCCAGCGCTAGTCACCGACGTTGGTAAGCTGCGAGAGTCAACTCGTCCACCTTGGATGCCTCCTACCTACGATGTAGTGGACGATGAAGAGAGAGCTCTCGCTGCGATTGCACAGCTCCGAGCTACTGCTGACAAGCTTGTCATCGACATCGAAACAGGTCTTGATAAGGATGTGTCCTTCGATCATCCGAACAACTACGAGCTGCTCTGTGTAGGCATTGGGTATGCGAAAGGCAAAGCTCTTGTCGTTGGAGAGGAAGCCTGTCAAGTCCCTGTGGTGCTTGAGGCGCTGAAGGACCTCCTGCAGAACGTAAAGATCATTGCACACAATGGCAAGTTCGACCTCTCGGGTCTATTCCCCAAGCTAGGTGCACTCGAGCTCTGGTTCGACACGATGCTGGCACACTATGCACTTGACGAACGTACGGGTGCTAAGCTTCATGGTCTAAAGGTTCTAGCTGTCGAAGAACTCGGAGCGCCTCAATATGACCTCGAAATCGAATCATACGTGTCGCGTGGAAGAAGTTACGCCAATATTCCTCGGCCGATACTCTACAAGTACAACGCGTATGACATTGGTTGCACTTGGGACCTGTACGAGCTGTTCAGTCCCAGACTGGATCGAGACGACGTACGACGAGTCCACGACAGGATGGTCAGAGCATCTAACCAGCTCATGTACCTGGAACTCAATGGGATTACTTTTGATCGTAAATACTCCGCGGAACTACAAGTTGATTACCAGTCGCGGCTCGCTAAGATCGAGCTTGCTCTTTGCGACATCACAGAAATTGCAACGTTCAACCCCCGTTCGCCCAAACAGGTAAAAGAGTTTCTTCACAGCGGCGGTATCCTTACCGAGAGCACTGACGTAGACCATCTCGAAGCAATTCAGAAACGAGTTCACACCCAGAGCAAGGTTGGACTGTTCGTTCACCAGCTGTTGGTGTATCGTAAAGAGCAGAAGCTGTTCTCGACGTACGTGACTGGTCTACAGAAGCGTTTGTATCGTGGTCGAATTTATACCACGTACTCTCTACACGGGACCACCTCTGGTCGTCTTGCCAGTAAGAATCCTAACCTGCAAAACGTAACACGTAACAAAGCTATTCGTCGACAGTTCATTCCTTCGTCGCCAGATAACGTTCTGATGCAGTGTGACTATAAGAACGTCGAAGCACGAGTCATGACGACGATGGCACAAGACGAGTACCTGCGTAGGATTCTGAGCAACCCTGATCCTGACTACAAGTTCTTCAACGAGCTGTCCGATGAGCTCTACGGTGCAGGTAAATGGAATAAGGAAGACTATGTTCGAACCAAAGCATTCTTCTATGGAATTGGATACGGTCGAGAGCCGTACTCAATTGCCATGGAGTTCAACATGTCACCTCGTGAAGCTCAGAAGCGCTACAACGACTTCGTCGCTCTCATCCCAGGCATCGTTGCGTGGCAGAATGATGTCCGCAGAAGAGTACTTGCAGGTGAAGACCTGGTTACACCCTTTGGCAGGAAGCGTCGGTTCCACCTCATTACCGAGGAGAACCAGAAGAACGTTCTTAACGAAGCATTGTCTCATCTGCCTCAGTCCACTGCGAACGATATCTGCCTCGCCGCGCTCGTACGTTTGCGGCCGATGCTCAGGGGTATCGGGTGGATTCGTCTTACCATTCATGACGCTCTGGTCGTAGAGACACCTCGTAAGAACCTTGAGGTATGTCGAGACATGATGCGAGCTGTCATGGAGGAGGAAGGTACCAAGTACACTGACTATGTTCCATTCCCTGTAGACTTTACTGTCGGAGATAACTGGGGCGACCTATAATGCCTAGAGGCAAAGCAGCTCAAGATGGCGACACCTTCGTCAACCAGAACGGATACCATCACACACGAGTCGATGGTAAGTGGAAGCCAACAGCGCACATCATTGCTGAGACTAACCTTGGTCGACCTATCGATCACGACAATGAGATCGTACGCTTCGCTGATGGTGACAGAAGCAATCTGAAGCCTGACAACATCACCGTACAGCCGCGTCCGAACAAGAAGTCTAAGGCTGCACGCATCGCACAACTCGAGTTCAAAATTGCTGACCTACAAGCCGAGCTAAAGCTTTTACTCGAGGAGTAATTGTCCAGCGTTTGTCAGCTAGTTAGACTTAAAGAGACTAAAGGAATCGAGTTCTATTTAGGGTAACGAAGCTAGAAAAAGAGCGCAGTTAGACTTAGTTAGAATCGTTTGACAAGCGGCGGGACCCCTCAATGACTAAGAGCTCCACAGGGCGCTGGTGACATTGGATAAAATTACACTTGTCGTAGGTCCGACCTATAGAACCTTTATAGTCTGGTGCCAAGAGAAGGATGTCAATCCGCGCCAGAAGAACGTTCGGTACGTTCAGGATACGCACTACTTGCAAGGGCGTTGCCTGTGTGCCGATTGTGCAGAGATCGTCGAACTGCCTCGAGCAAACATGAATCCAAAGTACTGGGAAATCAAAGAGCTGATCAACTTCAGAAAGGCGTTGGGTCACTGTGGGTAGCAGCATCATTGCAATCGATCCAGGCGGTACTACTGGTATCGCAACCTTCTCGTACAACACGAGGCTTTGGCATACCTTTCAGATTCCGTACGACCCGATTCGACTGTACGAGTTCTTCGCCAGTATGCTTGACAATGCACACGATTCAGCATCGCTGCTAGACACTGTCACAGTCATCTGTGAGAGCTTCGACTATCGACCCGTTGGTAAGTACAACTTCGGTGGCAACAGATCTATCCCCAAGGTTGATCTGATCCCCCGCAACGTGATCGGTATTCTCGAGCTGGCTTGTGCGTACGCTAAGCAAGAGATCATCTGGCAGAAGCCTTCGTGTGTCAACGGCGACGACGGTAGCAAGAGTGGTGACCCGAATGTCTTCTGGACCAACGATCGTCTGACTATGCTCGGTCTGTACAAGCGCTCACAGATTCACGCAATGGATGCGACGAAGCACATTCTGTACTATCGCGCCTTCACCAAGAAGGAAGAGTATCTGTTCCACGCACTACGTCCAGGTAAGAGTACTGCCTTCGAGGAAGGTATGAGATGACACTTCAGAAAGCAAAATGGTTAGGACTGACACTGTTCCTACTCGAGGCAGTTACGTTGGTAACGTTTATCGTTATGGCGTACCAACGACACCCGCAAGTCGAAGCGCCACGACCGATTGCAACTCCTACCACGTATGGCTACCCCTCAGACAAGTAGACAAAGAGCAAGGGCACGTCGACCGAGGGAGTGGCCTACGTGCCCTTGCTGTCTAGGGGCTATACAATAGGTACTTGGATGCTACTACTGACTGTAACCTTCTGAGTGCTGTTACTTATGCTGTCGCCTTGTGTACTACTATTGCCTCGACCAGCTTGCGTACTACTGTCAGTGTTGTTGCCCTGAGTGGACGCATTTGCAAAGTCAATGAAGTCTCCACCGTTAACGGCTGCACTGCTGTAACGAATGTTCAGTTCACCGAATCGTGTGCCAGGCGTGATGGCGAGGGTGAACAAAGTCTGCAGCGGACCAATTGCACCGACGAATGGATTGCCGAACTGTTCGGTTGAGCCAATACCTGTTGGACTGAGTGCGACAGCCCCTACAGTGATTGTGACGTTCCCGAATCGTTCGCCAGAGACTATACCAGTTGCAGTGATGAGCGATGCGCCCACTTGCACTGATGTATTGCCGAACTGTTCTGTGCTAGCGATGCCGACAGCTGTAATGGTAACTGGTCCAGGAGTTACACCGGCGTTACCGAACTGCTCCGAGCTCCCTATCCCTACTGGCTGAATGCTTACAGCGGCAGCTGTTACTGTAACGTTTCCAAAGCGTTCCTCTGTGCGAATGCTCTGTGCTGTAACCGTTACAGTGGAGGTAACTGTTGGACTGCCTACATACTCCCCTGTGGAGATCCCTGCAGGTGAAAGGGTCGCGCTCGTTGTTATACTAACATTACCAAACTGCTCACTACTGGTAATGCTTTGTGCAACGATGGAAGACGCACCCACACTTACGAGTGGGCTACCAAACTGCTCTGTACTTCCTATGCCTATCGGACTGGCAGTAACAGGACCAGGCGTTACAGCTGCGTTACCAAATCGTTCGGCACTAGCAATGCCAACTGGAATGATACTAACAACGGTCTGTGCTGTTACATTACCGAACTGCTCAGCACTAGTGATTGCCAACGTACTTACTGTCAGCGTTGTAGTACCGTTACCAAACCGTTCAGCAGATGGAATGCCCTGCGCTACAACGTTCTGACTTACAGCAGGTGAACCAAACTGCTCTGCGGACTGTATTCCTAGGGCTAGAACACTAGTGACAGATGCGACAGAGGGATTGCCAAACTGTTCCGACGTAGTTATTGCCGAAGGTGAAATGGTGGCTTGAGATGCAACGGTTGGCGAACCGAACTTCTCTTCGCTCCTGATACCAACCGGGACGATGCTCGTAACAGTTTGTGCAGTGAGGTTACCGAACTGTTCGTTGCTAGTAATAGCAAGAGCACTTACAGTAACCGTTCCAGGAGTTACTGTTGCGCTACCAAAGCGCTCTTCACTTCTAATAGCCAATAGCTGGATACTAGAAGTTGTCGTTACTGTAGGACTACCGAACTGCTCGCCAGTAGTTATAGCTGAGGGGTTGATTGCACTGGTAGTACTAAGTGTGACGCTGCCTACATACTCATTGGACTGAATGCCAGAAGGTGTAATGACAGCTGTCGAACTAGCTGCGACATTACCAAACTGCTCTGCACTCGTTATGGCTAGAGGCGTTACAGTTTGAGCGCCAGCTGTTTGTGATACAGCAGGACTGCCGAACCGTTCTTCACTTCGAACAGCAAGCGTAGAGACAGTAGCAGTCGTACTAATAGCGACATTACCGAATTGTTCAGCACTGGTAATGGCTAGAGGCAGAACTGTTACACTGCTCGAGACACTAACGTTGCCGAACTGTTCGACAGATTGAATTGCCTCGATACTAATGGTAAGTGTTGGAGTTGATGCAGCTACTACGATATGGCTGGCAGGTACTACTGTCTGCGTTTGTAGATAGCCAGGGTACAGAGTACCACCAGCGCTAGCGGGGCCGCCACTCGTTCCAGAGTAGCGACCCTGCGTTACAACTGGTCCCGGCACTAGCTACCTCACTCGTACCATTTGAAGTAACCCTGGTATGTAACTGCCGTAGAGTTAGCCTGCCAGACTACTACCTGGCCAGAGGTAGGAACGACGAACTCACCTCTGTTGAACGTCCAGACCATACCTGCACCAACTACTGCAGGCAGAACCATCGATAGCATCGGACCACCAGGTGTAGTAGGCTGCGTAGTGCTGAACGCAGTTGCGACTACTCCTGTGCCAGCAGCATCCGATGCATCCATTGCCTGTCCGGTGATGCTAGCGCTTGCAGGCGTACCTAGCGTACCAGGGCGACCAAGCTGTACAGTAGCAGAGATAGCCGAGGCAGCGAAGATGCCGATTTCGACAATCTCAAGTCGCGTTGACGAAGTAGCTGTCAACGCCATGATGAAGGCAGCAGCTGCACC